GGCCTGAACTCTTTCTTACCGTTTAAATCGTATCTACGAACAGTAACAAGAACTTCGCCATCCCGACTGATATAATCCCACTGCCCGTTATGGGGAGTATTTGCATCAATACGAACTTTTTCTTCAACTGGCGAGCTGGCCTGTGGAGGCACATTGTTCAGGTTTATGCCTCCGTTAGGCATACGCCAAGAAGGTTCCCTCACAACTCTGCTAGGCTCATCTGATAGATATGACCCGAAAAATTCCTTGATTTCAGGCAAACGCATACCGCGAGCTTCCATGAGAATCTTAACAATTCCACCGATGCCCTCACCACCATTAAAATCCTGACCACGCATAAAATGTGGACTGCTGGGATTAATATCTATCTTTAAACTTTCACCAGCTTCTCCAGCCAGTGACCCGATAAAGAACTCATGCCCCCGAATCTTGCCATTTGGATAGGTTTCTTGCAGTACACTTATCTGTACGGAACGAGGAACCTCATCACTAATTTTTTGCACTAATTCATGCGCGGTACTAGATTTAGTATTGTCAAAACGTAAAACACTCATTATATTGTATCCTGAAGTCTGATTGTTTCCTTTTTCTGATTTCGTTCTCACACTAAAGGGGTCGCTTTCGAGCGGCCTCTTTTTTTCTATGACCAACAAGTTTGTCGAAACTCACAATATTTGCAAGCAAAATAATCTGAGTTAGCTGCCACACGCGGAAGTATTTCGTTAGCTCTTGTTGCTTTTAATATGTCTACCCCCTTATCGCTAGTGCGTTGAGCAAGCTCTCTGTCGAACGGAACAAGCTCGTAATAGATTTCGCTTGTATCTTTATTTAGTACAGTAAACAAGGCTGGATTTTCATTTAATTCCATATATGCCTGGTAAAGCGCTATCTGTGCAGCGTACACGGGATTAGCTTCCGCCACACCTTTACGAACAAATTCACCAAACTTCTTACTGTTGGCTGACTTACATTCCCATAACATAGGGTATCCTACGTTCACTGGACCCGAACATATTACGCCGTCTATATGTCCCTTTATCTGCTCATCAGCTACAGCAAACCCAAATTGCTTCCCGTTTGTGTCGTGCGTCTTTATTTCAAAGCCAGCATCTCTTAGGTATTTTGCCATCAAATCTTCAATAAAATGTCCCATGTCGAATATCCGCAAGGTGCGAGCAGGAAACATCTTATCTTCATCTGGGGGAACTTGCATGTAACGATACTGCACTTGGCGAGCGCAAGCATTACCAAGTGACGAGCCGCCAAGATATGTTCGCTTTGGCTGGGCGTCATTTTGTTCGCATATAGCTCTGTCTACTTGATATGAGATTAATTCAATAGCGTCAGAATGGAATTTCGTCATCAGGGAAGGGTTCGTTAGAACTGGCGACACCCTGTTCAAATTCAAGAATTCCTTGCTCGGTATAGTCATCTGTTAAATCCCTCGCTTTTTGTATGACAGCAATCAAGCCCAACACTTCATGCTCTTGTAGGTCGCACAATCTCTTGTGCCATCCTATGGTTGTGAAACATTCGCCCACATCTTTTAATGCACTGTTATCTCGTCTGGTATTATTATATTGCATAAGCTCTTGCCTTCTGCCCCTGCTCTTTTCTTAGGGTTTGCAAAAGAAACCTGGAAAAGCTCATCTCCATGCAGCACCAAGTTAGCAACCCCTGTTGTAAAATCTTCCATATGTTCTTTTGTCACACGCTCAATAAAATATGCCATTTCATCCATAACATCATCGTCATCACAACCGTCATCTACTTTTAGAAACCCGTTTATCTTCTTCATGGGCTTGTCTGGAAAGAACAGAATCACATCAATTTCTACTCTCATATTTTGTGACTCCTAACCAAATCATCTAAAGTTATTAAAAAACCGCTGGCGGCATTACTATCACCGCCTTTTGTAAACCTCCCAAACTCATAAGCTGTATTACACAACTGAACAAGCCTGTCCTTAGAAACAATTATAACCGCACCTGTAAGCAACACGAAAGCCCAAAAATCTGCCTGTGTTGTCGTGATGCCCGAATTTCTACCCCTACATTCATACTCAACAAATACTCTGCCCGTGCTATGGGCTATCATATCATGCTTTACTTCTATCTTTTTATTCTGGAGCAAGTCGCCTAGAAATTGTTCGGCTATTTGCCCCACTAAAAGGTCGTGGCTAAAATCGTTATTATAATCCATATCTATCTACTTTTTTTTCTTAATTCATGCCGATGATATTTACAGTAGATACAGATACTTACGATTCGTCAATCATTCCCTTAATACAAAGCCCAATATTCATGGCTATTTGCGGCACAATAGCGTTTCCTAATCCTTTAATTCTGTCCACCCGATGGGGTACCCCATTAACCACTCTGTCCAAGCAGGGTTCAGTTTCCCACTGGGTTGCGCTGTTTCTTTGACCGCTGCACAAAGATATTTCTTGCCCTGCATGTGAGTATGCGATTTGCTCCCCACTGGACCTGTATCCTTGTATTCCGATGCTCTGGCGTAGGCCACATCTTCACTTGGTCGGCTAGGTTCGCCCCAAACTTTAGGTTCGGATTTGTCTTGCTCACCCTGCGACCCTGCTCGTCCAATTGTCTCGGACCGCCCGTCCCGTCTGAGGTTCGTGGCGTTGCCCACATTTTCGGCTCCTGTGCCTGTTGCCACATTTTTACCGTATTCGGGTCTACCTGTTCCCTCAGATTGGCTGGTCTGGTGCGCCCCTTCCTCGCTTGTGTCGCTTGCTTTAAAAGAGCCTCTGGCGACCTCTGCGGCAAGTGGTCCATCGTGTTCGGCGTAGCCCAATATCCAGATTCTGTCGCGTTTGTGGCGGGCGCCGACACCACTAGCTGGCACAACAAACGGTTTGACGGTGTAGCCTTCACTTTCCATTCCATTGAGTACGTTGTCCAAGCCCATAGAGATGTGTCCATAAACATTTTCGAAAACGGTAAAAGTCGGTCTTGTTTGTGCAACAATTCTAAGTATGTGCGGGAAGATGTGGCGAGGGTCTTCTTCACCTCTCCTTTTCCCTGCGGCTGAGAAGGGCTGACAGGGATATCCTGCTGTGAGGATTCCGATGGGTTCTGGAATAAATCTTTTTGGGTCATTTGCTATCTCCTTAACATCTTCGGCAATAGGCACATTCGGAAAGTTCTGTGCGAGTAATTGTCTGCACCACAACTCAATGTCACAAAAAAGGACGGGCTTTGATAAACCCGCCCATTTAAAACCAAGAGCGAAGCCCCCAATTCCAGAGCATAAATCTACATGTTTTAACATTTTTCCCTCTATAAATGTGGGGTGGCTTTACGGCACTGGTGCCACCCAAACCAGCTAACGACCAACTAAGGATGCCGTTAGTACGCCTTTAAAGGTTACTTCTGTGCCCAAGCTGGTGTAACGCCGCTCTGAGCCTGTTGAGGCGGCATCTGTGCGTTCATAGCCTGTTGCACCTGTGGTGGCATTGGAGACAACGGAGAAGCCGCAGAAGGCGCTCCAGAGCCATTTGCAGGAATAAAGTCCCCACTGTCTGGTGACAAGAATGTTTTGATGCGGTTCTTGTCTGCGTATTGTGGGTCATTGGATTTTTCAATCCCGACTACAAAACACACTTCCAAACCTTGCAAATCTTCAACGCCATTGATTTGACGCTTTGCTTGCGCCTCTTGCGACATATCTGTGGCAGAAAGATTATGTGCGCTGTTAATAATCTTGCGGATTGTATCCAGCCCAATCAAACGAGCCTTTGACACGCCAGTAGCTTCATCAATAGCATCGCCATGAACAAAAATGTTCTGCCATACTTTGCGCTTGTCAAACTGACCGCCCACGATAGTCATTTCAATAGGCATCCATACAGCACTGGTATGCGCTGACTTCTTAAAGAACATCGCGTTCTGTGAGAAGTCTGGCATCATATGGTCGCCGCCTTGAAACATTAATACGCCGCGAACAACGGTTCCATCAGGAATAAGTGTTAATGGTTCGTTGCTTCCGCTTGATACAGGGATTTCATTTAAATTAAGCATTGGTTTCGTCCTCTACTCTTACTTCATTGGGATTTACAAAATTCATCGGGCGTTCAGCCTGTGGCTTACCACCTGACATTTTCTTTAGAAGATTACCTAAATGTGGTTCTTCTAAAAGGTCAAGTCTACCAGACCTGTCTTTAGCAGGGTAGCCCCACTGGTTCAGTGTCTGACAAACAAAAGCACGATAAGGGTTGCCGTTATCGTCTGGCATGATAGCCATTGTGATAACTTCATCAACAATTCCAGGCAACTCACGACCTGTCTTAGAACCCTCAATTTGCAGTTCATAAGTCTGTCGCCCGTAATCATCAACCTTCTCGTCAAGAATGCCTACAAAGATAACATTCTTATCACGGATATGCTGTAAGTGAGACAACCATGACATCATCTCTCTGCCTTGCATACCATATGCCGCACGAGTATCTAGCTTGCCAGTACGTTCTGATTTGCACTCAGGCTGGTTCTGACAATGCGTAAAACACAAGCGTCCAGCAACGGTGATAGAGTCAACAAAGATGGTATCGTACTTAGATAACAACTCTACTGGGTCGCCATATGTCTGACATACATACTCATAATGTGCCTGACTATATGTAGCCTCTTCACCCAATGATGGGTTAGCCCCACCTAAGAATACCGCGAAGTCGCGGCACTCTTGCCATGTGCGCGGACGGATAACATCAATGGCTACACCTTCGATAGCCGCATCCCCCGCTTCCAAGTCCATGAATAATGTCTTGGATGGGTCTAGGGTACGGGCAAGAGAAGTCTTGCCTACCCCCGACTGACCACAAACAACCATTTTGTGGCCTTTCTTTTCTTTGAGCCTTTGCTCTGCTGTAATGATATTAAGCATCATCATCCCTCTCTAAATCCACACTCACACCTTGCAAGAATACAGTACGAGCCTCGCTCAGAGCGCCTTTAATCTCTGGCGGTGCGGC